TGTAATGTGTATTACATTTAGGGCATGCATAAATCAGAAGCCATCAAATTGCTGGGCGGAACCGCCGCCAAAGCAAGGGACGCAATGGGTTACCAAACTATTCAGGCCATCTATATGTGGCCCGATGTTTTGTCTCCATCCATTGCTGATCGAGTCATCGGCGCAAGCACGCGGCTGAAGAAGCCAGCCAAGCCAAAGGCAAAAGCGAAGAAGGCGAGGGCCTAAATGAACCCCTCCATTCGCAACCTGACCATCCACGACATCTGCGCCCAGGCATGCGCCGCTGTGGAAAACGGCATCCCCCACGACGAAGCCAACCACTTCGACAAGCACAGCGAACACGAAAGCCACTTGTACGACGCCTTCAAAGGTGCGTACCAGTCCTATTCCCAAGCAAAGCAAGCGGTAGCCGCCTGAATGCTGCCACCCCTGTACTTCGATCAACAGGAGCAAATCACCATGCCCGAAACCGAATTTCACCTTCGTCCATCGTTTGCCCGCACGGCCGCCGCTGACATCTTTGGCAAGCTGGATGCTGAACTCAACGCAATCCGCATTGACAGCGAAACACTCGTTGAACTGCACAAGATGGCCAATGAGTACGGGGTCAGCATTTCCGAGCTGTGCCGTACAACATTGCGGGTTAGGGCTTGGGGTGAAGAGCATGTACGGACTCTAAACGCTCAGCACATGGCGCGCGTTATGGGTAATGCCGGGACATTGCGGGGCACAACGGTATGAAGCACGCCCTAGCCCTTGCAGTAGCCCTGCTGGTATCCGGCTGCGGTGGTCAAGTCTCTGCCAAGCCTATCAACATCTGCCTGCAACCGTCAGACCGCATTGAAGTAATGCGCAACTGTGACAGCACGATCCAGCCGATAGCCCACGACGACAACATTGTTGCCTTCGTCGCCAAGCAAATGATGAACCCTGGAAACGTCATGTTGTGGATCGGCCAGGATGAATGGCGCAACCGCAACTTCCGCGCAATCATCGAAGAGGCAAAGAAGTACGGCTCCAAGGTCACACACGTTTACATCGTGGACGAAATGAACCTGTGCAAGACCGGCCCATGCCTTGGCCGTGACGACGCCCTTGTGAAAGAAGCCATCACATTGGCCCGCGCTGCAGGTTTCAAGACTGCTCTCGTCTTCACCCCCTCTGTGATCTTCGCTGATGGCTTTGTGGCCCCTGATGTGGATGTGGTCGGCATTGACCCGTATCCCGTGACCATCGACCCCAACCAGAACATGCACGGTTGCAGCCTGTCCACAAACATGGTGCTGAGCCAATGGCTTTGCTCTGTGGAGCGACTGCACGCCAAGGGCCATGTGAACGCAGACGGATCGCGCCGGGATGTGGTGTATGTGGGCCAAGGCTTTGGCCTGACTACTGACACGCACGAATACCGCATGGCTTATCTGAAGCTGCAGGCCGAGGCCTATCTGGCTTCTGGCGCTAAGGCTGTGATGTCTTGGGGCCTGTACCTAAGCCCTGAACACACCGAGGGCGGGAAGCTGATTCCATTGGGTGGAACCCAATACGAAAGCCTGGTGACTCCATGACCCCCAACGCTTTCACCATCCCGCCAAAAGGCATCCCGATTCGCCAGCAGTCCATCAAGCAGATCAAGCAATACGCCACCCGCGTCAATCGCTTTGAGCCGCTGTGCACGAAATCAGATCCAGACAAGCAGCAACGCATCGAAAGGGCTTCGATATGAAACCAGTAGACCCACTCACATTCCTAATCCGTTTCGCAGCCAAGAAGCGCGGCCAGGCATTTAGCCCCGAGGAAGTCACGCTGCAGGCTGACCGCCACGGCGTGCGTATGTCTGATTTACGCGCCTGGGGTGGCGTGTTCGCCGCTGCAGCGCGTGCGGGATACATCAAGCGCTCAACTGTGCTTTTTTCGCGCACCACCAGTAATGGCAGTGTGCGGCCGGGGTGGATTGCGAACTGATATGAATTTCTACAAGCGCTTCATGGCCGACTACGCCAAGAAGACCTCACGGTTAACCCTTGCCCAGCATGGCGCATACACGCTGCTGCTGGACGAGCTTTACACCACCGAAGCTGGTCTGCCAGGCGAATACACAGAGCTGTACCGCATCTGCCGAGCAATGAATAAGGCAGAGCAGGATGCAGTGTCATTTGTCGCCGATCGCTATTTCCCGATTGGAGAAGATGGGCTGCGCAGCAACGAACGAGCAACCCAGGAGCTACATCTTGCGGCCCCTGCTTTAGAAGCCGCTAGGTTAAATGGGAAGAAGGGTGGAAGGCCAAGAATTGAACCCACTAGGGACGAAGCAAATAACCCAGTGGGTTTTCTGGAAACAACCCAGCAGGATCGAAACAGAAAAACTCCCCATAGCCCAGAAGTAATACAAGAAGCTAACGCTTCTTTGTCGGAAGCAAAGATTTCGGATTGCCCGTATGACCTTCTGATCGACCTGTACGCCAAACACCTGCCAACCCTTGCCCAACCACGCAAGAGCCTTTGGAAGCAGGGCAAGAACGGCGTTGCGATGAAGGCCCGCTGGCGCTGGGTGATGACCGCCGAGTACGAAAAAGGCGAGCGCGCCGGAACCCGGATGGCGACTGACACCGACGATGGCCTGGCCTGGTTCGATCGCTTTTTTGCCTACGTTGCGGATTCGGCGTGGTTGACGGGAAAAGACCCCGCATCCAAAGGCTGGTGCTGCGACCTGATTTGGCTGATGAACCTTGCAAATTTTGAGAAGGTTTTGCAGGGCAATTACGAAAACAACAGGGCTGCAGCATGACCCGCGAACCTACCGAAAACCTACTGCCTAGCTCCGAAGAATCCGAGCTCCAGATTCTGACAACCCTGATGGCATACCCCCAGGCGTTTGACGACTGCGGATCGCTGAAGCCCGAGTATTTCCAGACCGATTGGCTACGTTCGGTGTACGTCGAAATGGCGCACCAGAACAGCAAAGGCCCGTTCGACATTGTGACTCTGGCCGAGAAGTTGACCGGGGTGGCAAGCGTTGCCGAGCTCCACACCATCGCCCAATCTCATGCCAGTTTGCGCACATTGCAGGCCCACATTGGCAAGCTGATTACGGTTTTTAAGTCGCGTCAGTTGCTGCAGATTTCCGGCCTGATGTCCGATCTGGCGTTTGAAACTAGCCCGATTCAAGAGCGTTTGGATACGGTAAATGTTGAGCTCGCCAAGCTGGAAGACCAGGAAGACTTTGGCGAATGGATCGACGCGCACGAAGCATCCATCAAGCATTTGGAGCTGATCGAGCAGCGCGAAGCCGGGTCGATAGTTGGCATGGCTTCTGGCATTGGAGACTTTGACGAACTGCTGGACGGTGGTTTCCAGCGCGGGAATCTGGTTGTGATTGGAGCCCGTCCATCCATGGGTAAATCAGCCCTTGGATTGACGATCGGCCTGCACATGGCGCAGGAATATTCGGTCGGGTTCATCAGCATGGAAATGTCCCGATCGGACGTAAGCGATCGACAAGCCGCAATCTTGGGCGGAATCTCCATATCCGACATCAAGCGCCCTAAGCGTGGCCTGCAGTATGACCGCCTGGTTGACGCTGTGGAGAAGTCCAAATACCGCAAGTTCTACGTGGTGGAGCAGGGCGGCCTGAACATCCTGCAGGTACGGGCCAAAGCAAAGGCGCTGCGCCGCCGCAAGGGCTTGGATGTGCTGATTGTGGATTACATCGGCCTGATGTCTGGCACCGACTCCAAGGTTTCCAGGGCATACCAGATTGAGGAAATCAGCCGCGGCCTGAAGACCCTGGCCAAAGAGCTTGGGATTGTGGTCATGTGTTTGGCCCAGGTGAACCGAGGCGCGGCCGACAAGGGCAACACGCCACCCGGCCTGCATGAACTGCGCGACTCTGGCGCCATCGAGCAAGACGCTGATGTTGTCGGGTTCATTCACCGGCCAATCATGCAGAACCCAGACATTGGCGAACAGTGGAAGCACTACGCACTGCTGCGCGTTTCCAAGAACCGCCAAGGCCGAACTGGCGATGTGAACCTGTTCTATGTGGGCGAGCAGACCAAGTTCGGCCAGTGGAGCGGAGAGCCACCTTCAAAAGCAATCGAAACAAATCACAGGGGCGGTGGGCTATGAGCTTAGTAAACAACAACTGGCAGTTGATCAAAGAGTTCTACGACATCTTTGGCCCAAAAATCCTGCGCGGGGTAAAGAACGAGTGGGCGATTGACGCCTACGCATGGGACACCGGCCTGGTCCGCATGACGCCAATCGAGAACTGGTTCTGGCAAGACATCCGCCAGGCCAATGCCGTTCTCTATCCGCAATACCCAGTGGCTGGGTGCTTTCTGGACTTCGCCAATCCCGTTGCAAAGGTCGGTATCGAGTGCGATGGGTACGACTACCACCTTGACAAAGAGAAGGACCGCCAGCGCGATGCACGCCTGGGGCGACTCGGCTGGACTATCTACCGCATCACCGGGGCTGACTGCTTCAAAGACTTTGACGAGGAAACCATGGAAATCTCGCCAAGCGCGAAGTTCATCAAAGCGATATGCGAGACACACGGCATTTCCCGCAACACATTGAAATCTAGCGGCAGAGTGCTCACCGTTCAGCAAGTGATCCGTGAACACCTTTTGGGAGAAATGGCGTGATTGCAATACCAGTCAAATTTAAAGAGGTGCCAACGTGGTGGAAGAAAAACCCGAACCCCTCACACCCCGCGACCAGGCCCTACGCACTCGCATCCGCGAGCACTGCCAATGGATCAAGGAATGGGACGAAGCAGAAGCAGAGCGGATCTACCAGCGTTGCAGGGGGAATCTCCCGTGGCTGAAGCTCCCGTCCAAGTGGTGAAGCCACGGATTACCTCAATCCGTTTTAGCAGCACGCCTTACAAGCGGAAGCCGAAGGCTGGTGATTTGCGCGAGACAAAGAAGCACGGCAAGCAGGTCCGAGTGTATGAGCGGCACGGCCACATGCTGGTTCGCACAAGCAACGGCTATCGGTTTGACTGGGTTAGCTACGACGAAGCAAAACGCCGAGGCTATAGCTACTTAATTCCAAAGGATGCGTCATGAATTTTGAAGACGTGATCACGCCGGCATTGCCGCCAATCGACCGCCGAACCATCCGCAAGGAAACCCAGGTGACTCTAAAAGAAATTATGGCCGCCGTAGACGAACACGCCGCAGCATCACGGGCCTGGTGCGGGCGCGGGCCTGAAGTGGATGCCAAGCGGGCTGTGATTGCTGCGCTGGTTTTGCGGGCGGGGGTGAAGTGATGCGATTCGGATCTGTTTGCTCTGGAATCGAAGCCGCCAGCGTCGCATGGAACCCCTTGGGCTGGAAAGCCCAATGGCTGGCCGAGATTGAGCCATTCCCCTGCGCGCTGCTCAAACACCACTACCCCGACACCCCCAACCTGGGCGATATGACCCGATACAAGGAATGGCCTACCGATGACAAACACGCAATTGACCTTCTTTGCGGAGGAACCCCCTGCCAATCATTCAGCGTCGCAGGTCTCCGAAAGGGACTGGATGACCCACGTGGCAACCTCATGCTTACCTTTGGTGCCATTGCTGCAAAGTATCGCCCCCAATGGCTGGTTTGGGAGAACGTCCCCGGCGTCCTGTCGAGTAACGGAGGCGCAGACTTTGGAGCCTTCCTCGGGATGCTGGGCCAACTCGGGTATGGGTTCGCCTACCGGGTTCTGGACGCTCAGTACTTCGGAGTGGCCCAGCGACGCCGCCGTGTGTTCGTTGTCGGATGTCTTGGAGACTGGCGCAGTGCCGCAGCGGTACTTTTTGAGCGCCACAGCCTGCAGGGGCATCCTGCGCCGAGCCGACAAGCGGGGCAAACAATTACCCCAAAAATTAGAGCGGGCGCTGCAAATGGTGGCGCAGGCCACGGAGCCCGAAGTGGAGACAGCAAAGACGAATTGATTGTGCCGGTGGCCCGCGCGCTGACAACATCGAATCAACGAATCGATGCCGAGACCGAGACCTTTATTGCCACCCATAGCCTGCGCGGCGAGGGCTTTGACGCCAGCGAGGATGGCACGGGCCGGGGGACGCCGTTGGTGCCTGTGGCATTCGTCCAGAACAGCCGCGACGAGGTTCGTCTGATGGGCGGCGATGGTTCACTGGTCGGATCTCTGGCCGCTGAAACTGGAGCCAAGCAGCAATGCTATGTCGCCATGCCGATTGCCTTTCCAGAACGTATGTCGGGAACCCAATGCGCCAGCACGGTCAATCTTGCGCCATCGATGGGGGCCACAAATCCGACCGCTATTGCCTTCAACATGCACAAGTCAGGCAATGAAGCCTCAAGCCTTGGAATCAGTGAAGACCGCACCGACTGCCTGAGAGCGTTTGAAAAAGCCCCGTTTGCTGTGCAGCCACAACCGGCCATGGCCGTGCGCCGCCTGACCCCCCGCGAATGCGAACGCTTGCAAGGCTTCCCAGACGATTACACCGCCATCCCCCACCGCAACAAACCCGCCGCCGACGGCCCCCGCTACAAAGCCCTGGGCAACTCCTGGGCCGTGCCAAACGTGCGCTGGTTGGGTGAGCGAATTGAGGCTGTAGCCCTCGTAAATAAAGCGCAGGCAGCTATCAATAGCGTAGCAGCAATGGAGGCAGCATGACCCGCTACGCACTACGAACCGACAACAACCAGGCAGCCATTGTCCAAGCCCTGCGCACCGCTGGCGCCGTGGTAGAGGTAATCCACGAACCCGTAGACCTGAAGGTCTGGGCCGACGCGACCAAGGCCAAGTTCATGTTCATGGAAGTGAAGAATCTGTCCACAGCCTACGGACGCAAGGGTCTGAACGCCAAGCAGCAGGAAGACATGGCAGGACATGCCTACGTCATGGTGACAGACGAGCAGGGCGCATTGGGTGCACTGCGGGTACTGAGGGCCTGAAGCATGACAACCAAAGCAGAGAAAAAGTACCTGGACCGCGTGGCCAATCTTGGCTGCTACCTGTGCCACACGCTGGGCTACGGCCACCAGCCGGCGCAGATCCACCATCTACGCGAAGGAATGGGCATGGCGCAGCGCAACAGCGATTACTTGACCGTGCCACTTTGCGACCGGCACCACGCCAACAGCAGCCCAGACGGAATACACGGACAGCGCAAGGCTTGGAAGTTAGCCCAGGTTGGGGAAATGGACGCGCTGGCCTGGACTATCGAGCAATTGAACTAAGGAGTAAATCATGACCACGTGGATCAAAAAACTGCGCCTGTACCTGTATCGCCGGGAACTGAAGTCAATCAAACGCAGGATGTCCAAGTTCGACGCAATGAGCGACCCGTGGACATATCTGCATTACTGCGACCAACGCGCCGACCTGATCAACCGCATTGCTGAAGTGGAGAAGTCGCTGTGAGCGATCTTGTTCTGCACCAAGAGTGGCGCAACCCGCAGCAGGCCCATGCAAGCCTATCGGACAGCGTATGGCCATGGGCCAAGTCCATGCTGGCGGCAGGGCACCGGCTGGCGCTGGAGGTCAGGCTGGCAGAGGACGCCAAGACAGATGGCCAGCGCAAGTATTACCACGGCGTAGTTCTGGCCGAGATTGCCAAGCAGGCCAAGGTGAACGGCCAGCGATTCCCCCTGGCGGTATGGAAAGAGTGGTTCAGGGATCAGTACCTTGGCTACAAGTCCGTTACCTGCACCAATCCCATGACCGGGAAGAAGTCGCGCCGCCGCGTGCGTAAGTCCACCGAAGACTTGGGCGTGAAGGCCTATGCGCAACTGATCGAGCGCGTGACTGCATTCGCCTGCACAGAGCTGGGCGTCGAATTTCCAGCGCAAGTAGACCCGGACACCGGGGAAATCATTAACCACTAAAGGGGAAACCATGCACCAAGACCAACAACCATCCAAGCCCTTTGACCACCCCCAGAACATCACCGTGGGCTTGGCCCGTGTGATCTACGGCACTAAAGGCTATTCCTGGGCGCAGGTAAGCGGCTGGTTTCTGCCTGGGTATCGGTTTACCACCAGCAGAGATGAAGCCGTTGCCGTTGCAACCACGATGAACCGTTTGATGGGCGGTGTGCAGGTGGTGCGGGAGGCTGAACACTCCGAAAGCCAGCAAAGGGGCATGAAGTTGATGGCCCAGCTAATTGGTGCGGCTTAGCAAGAAGTGAAGCAATAGACCATGCCAAGACCTAAGCCACCAGAGCAGCTATTCCCAGTGACTTACCGCCTGACCCGCACGCAAATCCGCATAGTGACCGAAATGGGCGGCGCTACCTGGCTGCGCAAGATGATCGGGAAAGTCCAAAAGTCAAAGCATGGCCGCGCGCCAATGTCTCGTATCCAGCAACTTAGGGCCAGAAACGAGGCCATCGCAGCAGATACGCGGCCGGCAAAGGATCTGGCAGCCATTCACAAGCTGAGCGCGCAGCGGGTAAACGCAATCCGCAAGCAGTACGCACCAGAACCAACACAAGCATCAAACGGAGGTCAAGCATGAAAGAGTTCACACCACCAGGGCCAAAGTGCATGTTGGCTATTGAAAAGCTGGCAGAGCTGGGCCCAATGAAAGTGCGCGAAGTGGTTCCGCTGGTGCCGGAATCGAATTGCAACACCATGAGCGCATGCCTGTTGCGTGCCGTTCGCATGGGCTACTTGACCGTGAAGCGCGGGAACCGACACGAAGATAACTGCAACGTGTTTGCAGTTGTGCCGAACTGGCGCGAGGTGCACCAGGCGCGGCTGGATCTGTACAAGAAGCAGCCCCGCAAGAGCCGGGCGCGGATCAGAACCAAGTGGCTTGGGGTCAACAGTGTGTTTGCTATGGGGGTGATGGCATGAAATCAAAAATCATCAACCGGGTGCGGGAGCGGCAGGAGGCGGTACGGTCTTACCACTTCTGGAAAGGGATGGAAAACGCTGCGGTGGCAGAACGAGCGCGCCTGTACAGACTTACTGACGAGCGCATTGCCAAAACATACCCCAAACGCTGGTGGCAATTCTGGCTCTAGCCCCCGCAAACATTGACTAAGCAGCTATCAACTTACTAGCAAAAGGAACTTATGAACCTCAAAGACCGCTATGCAAGCGCAGTGAATAGCTCAAACCTGTCCGTAAAGACGGAAACCACCTATAGCGATGTCGATTGCTTGGTTGCAATGGGGCTCGCTGCCAAGCACCACCCCCTGGGCGCCGCCCTGCAACGCCTGTTCGTGGACGGCAAGGCCCGCGAGTGCGTGGATCTGATGGCGAAGATGGCCAGGGACCACAGCTTCAAGATCAAGGCCCGCATTTCCCCATTCCAAAGCCAGCGACTGGCCGAGAAGGTTTTGGCATGGTATCGGCATGGGGTGTGCACGGAATGTGGCGGAACTGGAAAGGAAATCATCATCGAGCCCAAGCCGCATCTGTCCGACCAGGATTGCCGGCACTGCTACGGCACCGGCCGCCGACCCTTTGCGCCGAACTTCAGCGCGGAAACGCTGGCGGTGGCTATGTGGTTGCGCAATGAGGTATCGAAGCACCAGGCGCTGGCGGGTAGGGCTGCGATGGAGTTGATTTCGCCGTCCTTGGATTTATAGACAAAAGGTGTTGCGCAAAGCATTTTGATGTGATATAAACGCGCAACCTTATAAGTTCCGGGGACCGGGACAATAAAAGCAGAGGACGATTTCAGGGGATAAGTGCCTTTGAAATCGGCCAAACGCATGCTGATTGGGTGGGTCTAGTCCTAGATTGGGCAATGGGTGAAATAGCCACATTGTTCCAAGTTCCTGGAGGGCAACAAGCGCAGTCAGCAGCCGTTTGGTGAATGCGCAGGCGATGCGTGTCGGGTGTGTGTAGTGATCCAGCAGCAAACCCGGAGATTAGCGAGGGCTTCTATCAGCGGCTGGACGCGGGAGCCTTAAAACCGAAGCTCAGAAAACACAATGCCAGGATCGCAACTGGCCACCAAAAAGAGTTCCTGCGCTGCGAAAGCATCAGGCTTAAGTCCCTAGAAATAGGGCCTCTACGCAAAGGGAGTTGCAATCCCGCGTAGCGACTTCAGGCCTCACTTCGGTGGGGCCTTTGCATTTCCGCCCGGCAAACGCTCGGATAGGCTGGCACGGTGTCCCTCAATCGAGCTTACCAGCGCATGGAAACTGAATGCGCACCAATAGCCGAATGCTGGCGCGGACCACGGGACCCGACAAGGGCGGTGAGCATATAAGAGCCGCAACTTTTCTGCCAGCCCGAGTAACCGCCTGACGCGCACAAATGTACTGAGGCGCAGTTCTCGCGGCTGGCGATTATCTCCCCCTGGCCAGTTCCCTATCTGGTCATTCGCCACCCTGAGCAATCTCGGTGGTTCTTTATTCACACCCGAGTCATCCGTGAAACTGACGCGGCCAGCCACGGGCAATTGGTTGGATACTCTCGCGCCTCGCGCAGGGCGCGCAATCAGCAGATGCGAGACAGGCAGTAGCCCAGCCGCAAGGCAAGCCCTATGGGCAACAACCACAAGGACACCCAATGAAGAAGATTTGCATAGTAGTAGGCGATGACGGTTCTCTCATGGTTGGCATTGAGCCGCCCGAAGGTGAAGAAATGGGCGAAGGCATGGAAATGGAAGAGGACACCTCTTACCTGAAGCCAGCCGAAAGCCCAGAAGCCGCCATGGAAATGGTTATGCAACTGATCCAGGGTGACGCCCAGCCATCCGAAGGCCAGGCCATGGAGCAGATGCAGGCAGGGTATGCCAAGGCTCGGCCTGGGTCTGGGATGAATCCGGCTAAGGTGCTGGGGGGATAAGTGGCTACCAAGGGGGGGAAGGCTGCAAAGCCTACAAAGAAGCGGGTAAAGGCTGGCAACACGCAGGAAGACGCGGAACACCGCCGAAAGCTGTTTGTTGAAGCATATTTAACAAACGGTGGAAATGCCTCGCAAGCCGCTGTGGCTGCGGGTTTCAGCCAAAAGACAGCAGGTGCAGCAGGTAGTCGCCTGTTAAAGCATGTTGATGTTGTGTTAACACTTCAACAACGCCGCAAGGTTGTAATCGAGAAGATGGAGTTGACGACAGAGCGCACGCTGCGCGAAATCGCCCGTCTTGCCTATTGCGACCCGCGCAAGTTCTTCTATGACAACGGGGCGCCAAAGCCGATCCACGAACTGGACGACGATAGCGCCGCGGCTCTGGCCGGCATGGAAGTGACCGAAGAGTATGAAGGCTCTGGCCAAGATCGCGTATTCAAGGGCTTCACCAAGAAGTACAAGCTGGCCGACAAGAATGCAGCTCTGGAAAAGGCCATGAAGCATTTGGGCCAGTACGAGCAGGACAACAAGCAGCGCAGCCCGTTCGATGGAATCCCGAGGGACACGCTGAAACTGATCGCTGAGAGGCTAGGTGCAAAGCGCGGCTGATAGCCTGGACTGGCTCGATGACTTGAGCCCGGAGGCGCAGGCAGCACTGTTATCTGAAGCCCAGGCTGAATTGGCCCGGTTCAAGCTGGCCGACTACCAGCCATACGCCAAGCAGCGGGACTTTCACCGCATGGGCGCGGATCTGAGCATTCGGGAGCGCCTGCTGGTTGCTGGAAACCAGCTTGGCAAGACGGTTGCGGGATCGTTTGAGTGCGCCATGCACCTTACCGGGCTCTACCCAGATGACTGGGAAGGGGCGGTATTTGATGACCCGACAACGGGATGGGCGGCATCTGAAACCAGCCAGGGCACGCGGGATACGGTTCAGCGCTTGCTGTTGGGCCCGGTTGGGGCTTGGGGCACTGGAGCCATACCGGCCGACAAGATACTGGAGATTAAGCGGGCCGCCCACGGGGTTGCGGACGCGGTTGAAACCATCCTGGTCAGGCATGTATCGGGCGGAGTCAGCCGGGTAACGTTGAAGACCTACGACCAGGGGCGCACGCGCTGGCAGGGGGAAACGCTGGACTTTGTGTGGTTCGATGAAGAGCCACCAGAAGACATCTACATCGAGGGATTGACACGGACCAACGCCACACAGGGCATTGTCTGGGTGACATTCACGCCGCTCAAAGGCATGTCGGATGTGGTCAAGCGGTTCCTGGTTGATAAGCACGTGGGTACGGGGGTTGTCACGATGACGATCCATGACGCCGGCCACTACACGCCAGAGCAGCGCGCGGCGATCATTGCCAGCTACCCGGCGCATGAGCGCGAAGCACGGTCGATGGGTATCCCAACGCTGGGCAGTGGCCGGATCTTCCCGGTTGAGGAAGGCCTGATTACCTGCAAGGCGTTTGACATTCCCCAGCACTGGGTGCAGATCGGCGGGCTGGATTTCGGATGGGACCACCCAAGCGCCGCGGTAAAGCTGGCATGGGACAGGGACGCAGACATCATTTATGTGACCGCTGCGCACCGGGCGCGCGAGCAGACGCCGGTTTTGTTCGCTGCATCTGTCAAGCCGTGGGGCTCCTGGCTGCCATGGGCGTGGCCACACGATGGCCTGCAGCACGACAAAGGATCGGGCGAAGAGCTGGCATCGCAGTACAAGGCGCAGGGCCTGAAGATGCTGAAGGACAAGGCAACGCATCCACCAGCCGACAACCAGCCGGAAGGCACGGGCGGCAACGGGGTGGAAGCTGGAATCATGGACATGCTGGACCGCATGCAGACCGGCCGTTTCAAGGTGTTCAACCACCTGAATGACTGGTTTGAAGAGTTCCGCATGTACCACCGCAAGGACGGGAAGATCGTCAAGATGGACGACGACCTGCTTTCGGCAACCCGCTACGCAAACATGATGAAGCGGTTTGCAGTGCAGAACCAGGCAGTCAAGCCCAAGCGAGTAGGCGCCACATACGCAGCCAAAGACTCTGGCATAGGCCTGTAGACCACAACCAAACATCAAGGACTGACATGAACAAAGTAACTGAAGCCGGCAAGCGGTTTAATTTCTCAGCGACGACGACCAAGCTGCGTGACGGGAACCTGACCGGCATTCTGGTTGCATCTTCCAATTCTGGAACGATCAAGGTGGAAGACGCAGGCGGGGTCATTGTCAACACAATGTCTGTGACCGCAGGCCAGTTCTACCCCATGCCCTGCGATTTCCGGGGCGGGCTGACCATCACAGTCGGCGGCACGCTGGACGCAACTGTTTTCTACCAGGTCTGACGCCTAAATGCTTCGGAACTTTTACGTGGGGAATAGGGGGAGCGGGGCAGCATTGCCTTATACGCTCAACCTTGATCTAACAACGTCTTTGCCGTCTAGCATCACGTTCGCCAGGTCGGGCACGCGCAACTATATTACGGGCGGCGTGCTCACTGCATTGGCAACCGGCACCCCTGCGTTTGAGTCGTGGGACGGTGTAAACCGTGGCTTGGCTATTGAGCCAGGCTTTACCAACCTGCTGACCTATAGCAACGACTTTACAAACGCGGCTTGGACACTGGCAGGAATGAGTACAGCCGTGGCTGGCGATGCAGCTTCGGGTGTGATTACTCAGTTGAGCCGGATTGATGCCACCGCAACCGCAAATTACCACACCATACGCAGAACGCCCGGCTCACAGACTTCCGGCGTGCGGCAAACATGGTCTATCTTTGCAAAGTTGGATGCTGGCTCTACAAACTACGCGGCTTACTTGAAGTGCGCGGCAGAGTTTGATAACAACGGCGTCCGCGTGGCATTCCGTCTTGATGGCAACGATGGCTTTTACCCGGTAGAAGACACAGCAGCAATGACGGACGCCGTGTTCACTTACCGCAAAATGTCGGACGGCGTTTACATGCTCGCCATCACTGGCACATGGGTTGCGACGGGCAATAAGCAGTTTCATTTGGGCGTAGTAGCCAACACAGCACCGGACGGACGCAATTACACGGCGGTGACTACTGAGCGGGTTCAAGTGTTTGGCGCATCGCTGACCACCACAAACGGCCCCGTGGGCTATGTGGCAACAGGAGCGGCCACGGCATCACAGGCGGCAGAGTCTGCGATATTTAATGACACAGCATGGCTGACAACCGCGCAAGGCACCTTTGTTGTAGAACATGACTGCTGGAGCGGCCCCATCATCGGCAGTGGCGCAAACACAGTGTTGGGCGCTACCGTGCGGGGCAAGACTGCAATAGCTTGGAGCGGCATTACCAGCGACACGGTTAACAACGGCGGCGCAACTACTGTAGGCGTACAGCCCACCTTTAGCGGATCCGATATTCGACTGCTTGCCACCACCGGCACGACAAACGCGGGGCATATCAAGAGTATTCGCTTTTACCCAACGCGCCTAAGCGTTGCGGAAATGCAAGCTCTGACAGCGCCAACACCGGCATCTACCGCCACTCCTGGCGTCTTGCGTACCGTGAGCGTTGACAACCGTTTGCCAGCGGGTCTCAACACTACCGCAGGCTCCGCGCTGACATTTAAGAGCCGGTTCCGCGTCAAGTTGGGCGCACATGCGTGTTCCGAGCTGCAATTGGACTTCCCGAACATTCGTTGGGCTGGCGTAGCCGTAGGCAATGCGCTGAATATCACCAAGGTGGCACTGGAGCGCGTAACGGGAGTTGCAGAGCAAGTGCCAGTTACGGTGTCTGCCTCCCGGTCATTTACCGTTGCAGACGGCGCAAACACCACGGTTTTGTCTGATGTGATATTGCCAAGTGCATTCACCGGGCTGACCGAGTTTCCGGCAAACACGGAATTTTGGGTGCGTATAGAGGGCTCCGTGACAACGGCTGGTCACATCATCATGGGATGCAGGCAATCAGAAACTGGTGGCTGGGGGCGCATCTATAACCCGGCTACCGCGTCCTTCTCTGACGTTGATGGAACTGGGGCGATTGCGTTGCTATCAGGCTCAGACCCCGGCCAGTTGACACAGAGCTATGTTCCGATTCTGGTTGGCAAGTTTGTGAGCGGCGACCCCAAGACCTTGTTTGTTGTCGGTGACTCCATCATTGAGGGAACCGGCTCACTTGGCACTACGGGTACTTTTGTCAACCTGGCATGCCGCAATCTCGGGTTGCCAAAGTTGGAAATGTCTCAGGGTGGACAGAGCCAATTACAAGCCGCAGCTACCGCTGCCAACTGGACGCCTTACCTCAAGTATTGCCGCGTTTTGCTGGACGAGTTTGGCACAAATAACACAAATTCAGTGCTTGATTTCTTCACGTATTGGAAGACAGCAAGAGGAACATACGGGTATGACAAGCTGATAAAGCTCGGGCTATTCCCGCGCACATCAGGCACCTTCGCAACTGAAGCCGGACAAACAGTGGTGCGCGCTTACCCCACCACATTCCCTGACCTTTCCTCTATTCAGTGGCTGAAATACGGGCTCATAGATCAAAACATTGACCCGCAATCTGTGCGCGGAGTGAACCTTGCCAAGTGGAAAGACAACGCCAGCACAGACGGCACGCACCAGTCTGGCACCGGCAATGACTTGCTGGCGACAGAGGTGGAGCCATTACTTTCAGCAGTGACCGTTACATGACCAGCGCAGCACCAAACACCAAGCACCTTCGGGTGCTTTTTTTACGCCTGAACACATGCAAGAACTAACAGCACAACCCAGCGAGCAGGATGAAGCAAAGGCGATTGAAGCGCGCCTGGTCATTCTGGACGCGCTCGGGCAAACGCTTTCGGCCAAGCGCCGAGACGTTGTAGCTGCGCGCGCTGCATGCGGCATTGAGTCTGAGTGGACGGGCGACGAAGAGTTTTACCAGGGCTACGACGACGCAAACCGCCATGAGTTCGTCAACACCGTATCCAAGCCCACGGCAAACGGCCAGTCTTCAGAGCCAGCCGTAAGGAGCAAGGGCTCTGTGGTGTTCCCCAACATCACACAGCCGCTGGTCGATGCCGTGTCTGCGCGGATCGGCGATGTGCTGCTGCCAACAGATGACCGTAACTTTGCCATTGAGGCAACCGAGATACCGGACATGCTGGAAGGGCCAGAGCCATTGCCTATCCCGCCAGCGCCACCAGTGCAGCCGGGCCCGCCCGGGACGCCACCACCTCCGCCACCGCCGCCAGTTGACCCCAAGGTTCAGGCCCAGGCTGAGCTCAAACGCTACAAGGCTGAGGCCGATCGCAAGGCAACAAAGGCCCAGTCTCGCATTGATGACTGGCTGGAAGAGTGCCAGTACCACGCCGAGCTGCGCAAGGTGTTCGATGACGTTGGCAAGCTGGGTTCTGGCGTGATCAAGGGCCCGGTGCCCGTCAAGCGCAAGTCAACCGTGTGGCAACAGGGTGAAGACGGCGTATCGGCGCTG